GTGCTGCACGGGCAATCGTCGCTTCATACGCACAGGGGTCACACTCGATTACATCCAGCAACGCCCTGTGCAATCGCTCAATCTCTGCCTCAAGTTCAGCAACATCTTTTACGGCAAGTCGCCTAGTTTCAGCCAAACATTCTGCACTTTTACGCAGCCGTTCGTTCTCGGCGGCGAGGGCTTCGATGCAGTCTGCGGCTTCGGCAACTTTGAACACATTTAGGTTGCAGGTGTTGTCCATGTATGGGTGACGCGATGCACCTTTAAGATAGCGAAGCAGATCGTCAGTCACCGTCATATTCCATTCCCAACAGAACAGCTTTGGCGCGTTGGTGAGTGCGGTCTGCAAAGCCAATGGCTTCCTCTGGTAATCCGCGCAGACACCAATCGTCGTATGCGTCGAAGCTATCTAGTTCGATCATCGTCATTTCAGAGCGGAGTTTAAGGTTCTCTTCCCGCATCCGCTCAATCTCCGCCGCTTGGGCTTCGATAAGGTCGGCGGCGGCTGCTCCGTCTGGATTAAACAGAACCTCGGTCGCCAAAATAGGGAACGGACACAGCCGGTTTGAATTGTCGGCAAACATTGATCCCGTCGCCGCAAATTCCTTGCGGTATGTTCTCCGCAGCCGCTGCACCAACGCCTTGTCTTCCTCAGTCATCGTTCTTTTCCCTCAACGCTTCGTATGTTTCTTTGAAGGCTCGCCACCCTTTGCCTGTATACGAATGGTTTTTAAGCGCAGCGCGTAGTTTTGACACTTCCAGCAACAATTCGTTGCAGTCGACTTTCCATTGCTCAATCTCTGCCGCTTGGGTTTCGATGCGGTCGGCGGCTTCGTCATCGTCAACTAGCCTGTGACAGCCTAGATTGCCTTGGCATACAGTTGACCGCAGCCGCTCTACCAGTGCCTTGTCGTCGTCAGTCATTGAATATCTCCCCGATAGACCACCACGTCCAGAACAGACCCGCTATAGCAAGTGCCCACACCACAACGGCAACCCCAGCAAGGATTAGTGTCATCAGAATATCGTTCATTTCAAATGCTCCCCTGCTTCGATGTCGTCTGCATCATAGTTTGCTGTCCGTAGGTTTTTTGCCCGCAGCCACGCCACAATCTTTGCGCGTTCTTCTAGGCGGTTGCGGGCAATCTCTCCTACTTCCCATGTATATATCAGTCCGCGCCGGATGCGCTGGGCAGTTTCGTCATCTGAATTGCTGATGCGAATAAGAACTTCACGGGCTGCTTCCGTCACCTTAGAGGCAACGCCTATCAAGTCTGCATCCTGTGCAATCAGGTTGTCCATTGCTTCTGTCTTATCGGTCATTGCCCCTTCTCCCGTATCTCCCAACCACGGGCGTCGAGTGCTTTGTGGATTTCTTTCACATATTCTTCGCGGGTGCCCCACACAGGGCCACCTAACCACTCCACAATACCAAGCAGCGGGTCAGGCTTGGGCTTGGGCTTGGGCTTGGGGATGATGAAGTGGCCTAAGTATTTTCGCAGAAAAGACTGCCGATAATTCGTTGTTAATGTCTCCGCCACATCGCTCACCTCTTGCTTAAAGGCTTCGTGCTGTTCGAGGGCGCGGCATAGTGCTTCGGTTGTAGCCACAGCCAACTGCCCCGGCGTTGCGCTGCGCGGCTCAATTCCCCATTCTGCCAGCACTTCAAGCATCGCCGTATGCGCTTTTTGCGCTGCGACCACAGGCTGGCCACCGGAACGGCTCCCGTCTGTGTGGATTTTGCCGTATTTGTCTGTCATTTCCCAAACCCCTCTTCCCAAAGTTCTATGGCGCGGATGGCAACGTCTTTGGCTGTTATCGCGTAAGGTGCGTTCCTAGTTGCCTCATGCTGCATCCCGAACATTGCCTTCTCCGCACACAGCACCTTGCGATCCACGGGCGGCTGCTCGTATTTCTGGATCATGTCGCACAGGGCGCGATAAGCACCCGAATTGTGAATATGCCCGCGCATCTGCGCCAACGTCTTTGGTGCCCAATCGCACCGCTTCGCGGCTTCGATCAGCACCCAGTCTGGTGTTGTGTCTGTCATTTGTTTTGTTCCAGTGCTGCTGTGCTGCCATCGTAATAGCCATGGTCGTAACCATGCTTGCGGCTTTCATCTATCGCCAGCTTGATCGCGTAGCGGTATGCTGTGTGCTGTTCCGCGTCTGACGGGTTGCGGCTAACAATGCCGCTTTCAAAGGCCGCGTCAACAAAAGCGTTTATTTCATCGCTCCATAAATCTTCATCGTCTGGCATTGGCTTATCCTAACCTCGTGATGAAGGTGACGCCGTTCACAGTAAGACACTTAAACGTCTTGCCGTTTCGGATGCCGTACTGGCTGACGTTGCGGCTGGTGCGCTTGGCCAAGCCCTTCTTGTCGGCTGGCATGGTTGCCACCTCGCCGATTTCCAGTGTGCCCATCGGGTAAATCATCGGTCTGGCCATTATTCGCCCCTCGCTTCGATCATGGCGTCGGCGTAGAGGTATGCTCGCTCGGCGATGTCATCTATAGAACCGCCTGCCTGTTTGCCCGCCAGCATACCGTTTATTATCTGTCCCGCGAACCAGTCGCGCAGGGTCATGCCGTCTTCGTATCCGTCGCAGTTTGCGGGGATGGCTATTGGAAATGCGTTCATTGGTCTTGCTCCGTGTTAAGTATCTTGGTTGCTATCTCCAGCAGCCCCACGACCATGTTGGCTCGTGACACTTCGTCGATGGCGTTGGTCGTGTACTGCGTGTTGATGTGCCCCTTGTCGTCGGTGATGAGGAAGGCGACAGTACCGGTTACGGTTGGCCCCATGTCATTGAGCATGATGATCAGACTTTCCAGCTCGTCGCTGACTAGCTTCTGGAGGTTGGGATCGACTTGTCCGGTCATAAATACTCCTCCCCGCAGGCTTCGCAGAACTCAGCCTCCTCGATCTTGACGGTGTAGCCTGCCTTGCGCAGGACGCCGACGGTCAGGCGCTCGGTCAGGGTTTCAAAACGGTCTTGAAGCGCGAAATAGCTTTTCTCCGTCTCCCTGTGGCTGCGACGCTCGCGCTCCAGATCGGCGGCGTGCCGCTCGACCTGCTCGATCAGCCGGTCGATCTTCCACTGAAGCTCGTCTGGGCCGCCTTCGGGTGTGTCTTCGGTGATGGTCACTCTCCGTGTTCCCTTCGTGTTGTGGGCGCGCCGCTGTGGTCGATGCCGTGGCTTTCGCAAAGTTTGCGCAGGAAGCGGATGACGCCTTGTAGGTATCGGATGCGGTCCCGCTCGTCTCTGTCCACGGTTAGTGGCAGCGGGACGTCAAGCTGGATCATGCGGCGTTCAATGCGGCGCAGGGTCGACCCTGCGTATCCCGCCTTGGTCTTGACGCGCATGGCCCACGCGTAGTCTTCGTCCTCATACTCGTCTATCATGTTGTGCGCGGCCAACTGCGCCTTCAGCCTGTCGAACAGGTCTAGGGCGTCCTCGTGCCATTCACACAGCGTGGCAACGTCCGTCGTCTGCTGGATGTCTTCGCGTGAGGGCATGTCATCTGGGTCGAAGGCCATTATACTTTCTCCCCTATCAGTGCGGCCAGCAGATCCGGCGCGTCGAGCAGTGCCTTGACGCAGGCGCGCGCGCCGTCAATCGTCAGCCAGTCGATGTCGATGCTGTCCGTGATGGCGTTGTCGAACAGGCCGGTCAGTTCGGTCTCAAGTTCAGTGCGTGTCATGCTGCTTCCTTCTCTTGGCGTTGGATGTGCAGTGCCTCGTCGAGCAGCTGCTCGCGCAGCGTGTGCAGCGCGGCCAGTCGGTCGAAGTGGGTGACGCGGTCAGCCACGCAAGCCAGCGTGTCGCCGGGGTAGTCGCGGCCGTTGGGTGTGACCTGCTTCAGCGCGTCGATGACTTCGTCGATCAGGCCCATCGCGGTGCGGCGCGGGTCGATAAGGTCAAAGGCGCTGGAGCCGTTGATGTTGAGAGTTGGTCGTATCATGTCGGTAGTCCCTTAGTTCGTTGTTGGTCTGATCATCTGTAAACAGTTTGAGGGCAGGGTCAAGCGATTAAACTTGTGCGCCGTTGACGAACGTCTCGACGAGAGGCTCCTCCGTCCAGCGGCGGTCGACGGTGCGGTATGCGCAGCTCTCGTGCTCGCTCAGGGCGATGGCGGCAGCGGCGGCCATCGTGGCGTAGGCGAAGCGGGCAACCAGCTCCCACTTGTGGGTGGCGGTGCATTTACATTCTAGGTCGATAAGCATGTTGGTGTCCCTTTGGTTGGTGGGGGCCGAAGCCCCCTGTTGGTTTAATCGTAAATCTTGCGGCCTACGCGCTTTTCCATCAAGGCCTTGGCCTCATCCAACGTCAGACCGTCAGCAACATAGCGCCAAGTTTTGCGCGCGCTGCCGCGAACATTGCCGTCATAGTTTTTGCACAGCTTGTAGACCATGTATCCCTTGGCCGACTTGCCGGGTGCGTAAATGTCGCCTTTATCGGACTTGTGAGCTTGGTTGGCGTATACAGTCATTTCGTAAATCCCTTAGTCTGTGTTGGTGAAACCAGCCTTAGAGAAGGTTTGAGGGTATTGCAACCCCCTTGTTGCATTTAATTGAAAATAATTTGTGGGGGCCGAAACCCCCACGCATCATGCCAGCTTGGCGTACTCCTGCACCCGCTCCAGCGCGTCGGCCCAGTCGTCGGCGTAGTGGTCGCCGTAGAACGGATCGCGGGCCTCGTCGTCGCAGACGTCGGGCTGGCCCCAGACGATGATGGTGTTGAAGCCGTCGTAGCTGCGGTACGTCTCGATGTGGATGTCGTGCTTGGCAGCCAGTGCCCGCGCCTTGCGTCGCACGGTCGCCTCGGTGTCCTTCACCTTGGCGGGCAGCACGTCGGTCAGCGCCACCTTGCGGTCGTGCTCGATCTTCCAGACGCCGCTGATGCGGGCACGGCGCTTGACCTTCTCGTCACGGATGGAGACGATGTCCTTGGTGATGCCGCAGCAGAAGCGGCGACCCTGCACCACCTGCCAGTGGTAACCGGCGGCGATGAGGTACAGGGACTGGCCGTCGCGCTCGTCGCTCTTCAGCCACGCGGCCAGCGTCGGGTTCGACTTGAGGTTGAGCGGGTCGACCTTGGCGGCCGAGCTGGCCTTGAAGCCGAGCAGGGCCAGCGAGCGCAGCACCTCCCAGTTGCTGGTGCCCTTGACGCTGCGCTTGCGGCTGACGTGCCGGATGACGGCAGCAGCCTCGGCGGTGTCGATGCCTGCGATGATGGACACGGCGGCTGGGCCGCAGAAACGGTTGTGGCCCTTGGCTGCGCGCTTGACGGGTTTGAGTGTTGCGGTAGGCATAGTATTGTTCCCTTTCGTTGGTGGTAATTAAATCCAAGTCTTGACGACGGTCTCGCCGACGCTTTCCAGCCACGCGCCGATTTCGGCGGCGACGGCGTTAGCTTCTTTTATGTTGCTTGCGCTTTCAGGTGTGATATCCTCGCCAGCGGCGTTGAACGCAGCGACGATGTACTTGCCTGTGTAGCAGGGGTGCAGGCCGATCTCAGCCTGAAGGGCGGCGGGGGTTCCGAGGTAGATGCGGGCTTCGGTGGTCATTTTCGTATTCCTTTTCTGTGTTGGTGTAACCACCAATAGTCGGGTTTGAGGGTACGGTCAACCCCTACTTGTAAATAATTACGTGTTGTTACATTTGTTTGCAATTAGATGGTTTACACCATGACCCATGACGCACCACGGGATATCATGGGACGTGGTGTCAGTACCAACCCATGAGAGTATACCCCTTTAGGGGTACTCATGGTGTGGGACACGTGGGTCAGGCTGTGGAGCATTGAAAGTCGTGGGACGGGATAGTTGATGTTCGTCCCGTACCACCAGTCCCGTGAGACACGTGGTGCAGATGGGACGGGTCTACTTGTAATATTTTGCAGGTAGCACTGGTGGGTATAGGTGGGTGGCTCTGGGCCACCTGTCGAACATAAATGTTGACAGACCTATTGCGCTGTCTCTTCGCAGGTGTTATTTGCGCTGGGACTGGTAGCACTGTGTTAGTGAGCGGAGCAGGCAGATTTATGGTATACCCAGCGAAGAAGACGGACGAGTTGGTGGCGGAGGTGCTTGAGCGCCTGTCGCTCGGCGAGACGTTGACTTCGATTGCGCGTGACCTGAAGTTCAGCACGGTTACGTGGGGCCGGTGGGTCAAGGAAGACGAAACCTTGTCGCTCGCACACGCGGAGGCTAGAGCCGCTGGCGCAGACGCCGTCGCCGACCACGTCCTCGAAATTGTGGACAAAGAACCAGAGCGCCATGAAGGCAAGATCGACAACGGTTCGATAAGCTGGGCGCGCAACCGCGCCGAGTATCGCCTCAAGCTGCTCGGCCATTGGCGGCCGGAAAAGTACGGCACGAAGACCACCACCGAAATCACCGGCAAGGACGGCAAGGATCTGGCCAACGTGCCCGACGCAAGCGAAGTCGCACTGGCCGTCGCGGCCGCAGTCCGCGCAGCAAAGCGGGACAGCTAATGATACACCGCCGCCGCGAAGCCGAGCTGGTCAAGCCGGGCATCAACATCATGTGGGAGCCGGTGGCCAAAGGCATGATCGTCAAGACGCCGTGGTTCAGTTGGTACGTCACATGGAACCGGCACACGCGCCGCATGAGTTTCGCCGTACCGCACGGCTTCAACTGGCGCGCGCCGCTCGGTCCGTGGCGTCGCATCGCTGACCTTGAGGCTGCGGCCAAGCATCACGCGACGGAGAAGTACGCGCTCAACCACGCGCTGCATCTGGCGAACGACCGATACGACAAGATCCGCGCAGCCAATCACGAGCTGCGCGAAACGCTGACGCTGTACCGCAATGGTTGACGCTGCCACCATCACCGGCAACAGCGTGCTGACCCTTCCGCCGGAGTGGCTGATCTACGCCGACTGGCAGACGCGATGGGCTGGCACCGCCCGCAAGAACCAAATCCCCAAGGAAGACTTCAGCGAGTACGGCTTCATGGCGGGGCGCGGCTTCGGCAAGACGCGCGTCGGTGCCGAGTGGCTCGGCGCGAAGGCAGCCGAAGTGCCGAACACATACTGCGCCGTGATCGCCCCGACCTACGCCGACGTCAAGCACACGTGCTTCGAAGGCGAGAGCGGCCTGCTCAACGTCATACCCGAAGCGCTGATCAAGCGATACAACAGCTCGGATCTCGTGCTCGAAATGAAGAGCGGCACGACGATACGCGGCTTCACGTCAGAAAAGCCAGCGCGTCTGCGCGGCCCGCAGCACGAGTTCATCTGGTGCGACGAGCTTGCCGCGTGGCAGAACGCCGAGGAAACTTGGGACATGGCCATGATGGGCCTGCGTCTGGGCAAGGCACCACAGGTTGTGTGGACCACGACACCACGACCGGTGGAGCTGGTGCGGAAACTGGTGGTGCCGAAAGAGGGCCGCTACGTCATCAGTGGCTCGACGTTCGACAACGCGGCCAACCTGCCCGACCGCTTCTTCGAGCAGCTCGAACAGTACGAGGGTACGACGATCGGCCGACAGGAACTGTACGGCGAGATGATCGACCCTGAAGAGAGCGGCGTCATCAAGCGGAGCTGGCTCAAGCTGTGGCCCGCGAAGAAGCCGCTGCCCGCGTTCGACTGGATCATCATGTCGCTCGACACCGCATTCACCGAGGCAACCCGCGACAAGAAGAGCGGCGACGCCGACTACACGGCGTGCAGCGTGTGGGGCACGTTCCAACACGACGAGAAGGGCTACGCCCTGCTGCTCGACTGCTGGCAGGAACAGCTCGGCATGCCCGACCTCATCAAGCGCGTGAAGAAAGAGATGAACACGGCGTACGGCGATGACCAAGACGTCGCGTTGATTAAGCCCATGTTCGGCAGCAAGAAGCCGCTGACATCGGGACGCAAGCCAGACATCCTACTGATCGAGGACAAGGGGAGCGGCATCAGCCTGAGACAGATGCTCGAACGCGAGGGGATACTGGCGCACGCCTATAACCCCGGCCGAGCAGACAAGCTGGCGCGCCTGCATGTGGTCAGTCCCGTGTTCGCACGGCGCAGGGTGTTCCTGCCCGAGAGCGACAAGTTCCCCGGCAAGCCGCGCGTCTGGGCCGACCCGCTGGTGTCACAGCTTTGCAGCTTCACCGGCAAGGGCAGCATCAAGCACGACGACTTCGTCGACAGCACGACGCAGGCCATGCGCCTGATGATGGACAAGGGGATGCTTGGGTCGTTGGTCGACAAGAAAAAGACGCAAGACATCGACAAAGCACCGCCGAAGGTGATACAGAACCCGTACGGGCAATAAGGACAAGTCATGATCGAAGATGAAGACATGGAAGAGATGATGGTCGGCGAGACCGTTGAGTTCGATGACGACGACGTAACGGACGTCGAAGACACCGAGGACGGCGGCGCTATCGTCACGCTCGACGAAGGTGGACCGGCCGCTGGTGACAGCGAGTTCTACGACAACCTCGCCGAAACTATGCCCGAACCGGAACTAAAGTCGCTGGCATCGAAGTTCCTCGAACTGATCAGCCGCGACAAAGAGGCGCGCAAGAAGCGCGACGAACAGTACGAAGAAGGCATCCGCCGCACCGGTCTGGGCGATGACGCGCCCGGCGGCGCGCAATTCAACGGCGCATCGAAGGTTGTCCACCCGATGATGACCGAGGCGTGCATCGACTTCGCGTCGCGCGCCATCAAGGAACTGCTGCCGCCGCAAGGCCCAGCGAAAGACCTCATCGAGGGCGAAGTCACCCTAAAGAAAATCCAGAAGGCGAAGCGCAAGACGTCGCTGATGAACTGGCAGCTCATGGTTCAAAGCCAAGAGTTCCGCTCCGAGCTGGAGCAACTGCTGACGCAGGTGCCACTCGGTGGCGCGCAGTACCTGAAGATGTCGTGGGACGAGGCGCGCAACCGCCCCGGCTTCCTCGCCGTCATGATCGACGACATGTACTTGCCGTTCGCGGCGACCAACTTCTACAGCGCGCAGCGCAAGACGCACGTCCAGTATCTGACGCAGCTCGACTATGAGCAGCGCGTCGAGAGCGGCATGTATCGCGAGGTCGACCTGACCCCGCCCGGCCTTGAGCCTGAGCGCTCGTCCGCCGACGTGGCCAACGACAAGATCGAAGGCCGTTCAGACACCAGTTATAACGAAGATGGACTGCGCACCGTGTTCGAGTGCCACGTCATCGCCGACGTTGAGGGTGACGGCAACGCGCCGTACATCATCACCATCGACAAGCCATCGGGCAAGGTACTTGCGATTTATCGCAACTGGGACGAAGAGGACGACAGCCGCGAGCCACTAGACTGGTTCGTCGAGTTCCCGTTCATCCCGTGGCGCGGTGCCTACCCAATCGGCCTGCCGCACATGATTGGCGGCCTATCCGCTGCCGCGACCGGCTCACTGCGCGCATTGCTTGACAGCGCGCACATCCAGAACGTGCCGACGATGCTCAAGCTGAAGGGCGGCACACGCGGAGGCCAGTCGCTGAACATCCAGCCGACGCAGGTCGAAGAGATCGAAGGCGGCCTCAACGTGGACGACGTCCGCAAGCTGGCCATGCCAATCCCGTTCAACCCGCCATCGCCGACCCTGTTCCAGTTGCTGGGCTTTGTGGTCGACGCAGGCAAGGGCGTCGTCCGCACGTCGATGGACAATCTGGCCGACCAGAACCCGAACGCGCCAGTCGGCACGACGCTCGCCCTGATACAAGAGGGCATGACCGTGTTCTCGTCGATCCACGCGCGTCTGCACAGCGCAATGGCGCGCACGCTGCGCATCTTGCACCGCCTGAACGCGATGTATCTGGACGACGCGGACGTGAAGCAAGAGGTCGGCGAAGAGCTGGCCACGCGCGCAGACTTCGAAGGTCCGATGGACGTTGTGCCTGTGTCCGACCCCGCAATCTTCAGCGAGGCGCAGCGCTTTGCGCAGGTGCAGGCCGTGTCACAACGCGCCGCCGCACTGCCGCAACTGTACAATCAGCGCAAGGTTGAGGAACGTCTGCTTGAGACGATGCGCGTCCCTAACCCGAAGGAATTGCTCAACCCAGCAATGGAGCCGAAGTCACAGAACGCCGTCAACGAGAACGTCGCGGCCACGCTGGGCAAGGCCATCATGGCATTCCCCGAACAGGACCACATCGCCCACCTCAAGACGCACTTGGCGTACATGACCAACCCAGCCCTTGGCGGAAGTCAGCTTATCGCGCCGACGTATCTGCCGGTGATAATGGGCCACATCAAGGAACACCTTGCGCTGTGGTACGCGTCAACCGTGCTTGAACTGGCCGAAGAGACATCGGGCATCGACATCACCGAGGACATGAAGAACCTCAAAGACCCCGAAGCCCGCCGTGCGTTCGATCGCATGTTGGCCGAGGCGTCGCAGACCGTCGTCACCGAAGCGGCCGAGGTGTTCGTATCGCTGCCGCCTGTCATCGCGCAGGCCATGCAGATGATGGAGCAGATGGCACCCCAGCCGCCGCAAGATCCGCGCACGGCACTTGAGGGCCAGAAACTTCAGGCGCAGGCACAGCGCGATCAGGCGCAGATGCAGCTTGAAGGCCAGCGCGCACAGATAGATGCGCAAACTGCGGCGCAGCGCATACAACTGGATGCGCAGAAGATGCAGGCCGACGCGATGAAGACGCAGGCCGAAATGCAGCTTGAGGCGCAGAAGCTCCATATCGACCGGCAGCTTGAGCAGATGAAGCAGGACCGCGAGGATGCCCGCTCATCGGCGGAGATAAACGCCCGCATGACCATGAACCAGCAGGACAACCAGACGGCCATGCAGCTTGCGCAGGCCGAGATCATGTCTGGCGAACGCATCGCAGTGTCAACCGGCACTGGGATAAACCCACAACCATAAGGAAATCCATATGGCAGACAATGCAAAGACCGCGACACCGAAGGGCAAAAGCCCGAAGGCCAGCGACAAATTCATGCCCCAGCACAAGAAAATGGCAATGGGCATCATGCCGTCGGTAGGTAAGTCACCCAAGACACCAGCATGAGACTAGAGACCCTCCTCCAACGCCTTGAGACAGAACAGGCAGCGATGGCTGTTGAGGCGATGGAGAGGCCGTCTGGCAAAACCGAGTTCGATTATGGACGCGTCATTGGCATCTACGCTGGATTGCAGCGGGCCAAGGAAATCCTAATCAACACGGTGGCGGAAGACGACAAACGTGAATTTTAGGAGCACACATGCAGATAAATGGAAACAGCGTCGAATTTAGTTACGACGGACTTGATGAAGCATTCCCACCCTGTGACGCAGGCGTGAAGCCGTTCGGCTCGCGCGTCCTGTGCCAGATCCGCACGCCCAAGACGAAGACGAAGGGTGGCATCATCATCACGGCCGAAATCCGTGAGACGGAACATTACAACACGCAGGTAGCCAAGGTCATCGACGTCGGCAGCCTCGCGTTCAAGAACCGCAACACAATGGAAAGCTGGCCCGAAGGGTCGTGGTGCGACGTCGGCGACTTCGTCCGCGTGCCCCGCTACGGCGGCGACCGTTGGTCGGTAAAGACCGATGATGGAGAAGAGGCCATCGTCGTAATCTTCAACGATCTTGATTTGGTGGGTAAGGTCACTGGTGACCCGCTTGCCGTCAAGGCATTCCTCTAGGAGCATAAAAATGGCTGACAACCAAATTACAGAAGACGACGGCGAAGACGATATCGTAATCATCGAAGGCACGGAACCCGTTGAGGGAGCCGCGACCGAAGAAGATGACGATAGCGATGACGATGATGATGGCGATGAGCGGCTTGGCGATAGCGAAGACGACAGCGACGACGAAATCGTTAGCAGGAACCGCATCAAGCGCCAAAAGCGGCGTGAAGTGCGTCAGCGGGCCAAGGAGCACGCAGACCGCGAGCTTTCCTTGCTGCGCGAACAGAACGAGACGTTGTTGCGTCGCGTCTCTGTCATCGAGGGCAACACGCTTGCCAGCAATGTAAGCGCTCTCGACCAACGCATCGCGCAGGCTCAGGCCGACGTGAAGCAGGCCGAGGGTATCATCGCCCGCGCAGTCGAGGCCGGTAACGGCGTTGACGTGGCAACGGCAATGCGTCTGCGTGACGAAGCGCAGTACGAGGCGCAGCAACTGTGGCAGCAGAAGCAGCAGGTGGAGCAAGTCCGCCAGCAGCACGCCAACCCCGGCCCTGACCCACGCGTAGTAAATTACGCCAAGGAGTGGATGACCGCGAACCCATGGTACGACCCTAGCGGCCGTGACGAGGACAGCGCCATCACGAAAGTCATCGACAACCAGCTCGCCGCCGAGGGTTACAACCCCAAGGACGCCGATTACTGGCACGAACTGACACGACGCGTGGCCTCACGCATCGGCGACGACGAGACGGAAACCCGCGCAAGTCCTAGCAAACGTAAGGCACCCCCGACCGGAACGACGCGTGAGCACGCGCCCGTTTCGACAAAGAAAGAAATCTACGTGACACCCGAACGGAAACAGGCTATGGTAGACGCAGGTATTTGGGATGACGTTCCGCGTCGTAACCAAATGCTGAAGGCTTATCAGGCTTACGACAAAAGTTCGGCTCGCTGAAACATTGGAGTGAGACAACATGACAAGTAATACTGATGAGCGTTTGAAGAAGGAACTCGGTGCTGGACGGCAGTCTCGCGAAATGGAAGACCGTAAGGTCATCGAAAATCGCGAAGTGACTGATGACGACCGGCTGGAAATGTTCCGGGCGCAGTTATTCAATGACGCACTCCCTGATCTACCGGACATGCCCGGCTATCATGTGTGCTGGCTCACGACGACGAACCCGCGTGATCCGATACATCGCCGTATCCAACTTGGGTACGAGCCTATCAAGGCTTCAGATGTACCGGGCATGGAGTTCGCTTCAGTCAAGACAGGCGAATGGTCTGGATTGATTGGCGTCAACGAGATGATCGCGTTTAGGCTGCCCGAAACCTTGTATCAAAGGTTTATGCAGGAAGCCCACCACGATGCACCGTTGCGTGAGGAGAACAAGCTGGCTGAAACCGCAGAGATCATGCGGCAACAGGCAGAGGGTTCGGGAAGCACACTGTTTGAAGGCGACGGTCTACAGGAAATGCGTGAGCATAACCCGCGTATTGGTCTCTTCGACTAATGCCGGTTTCACCCACTTAACAAGAGGTTTAAGGCTATGTCTTCGGTATCACAACCGTTCGGCCTACGTCCTGTCTATTCGCCAAGCGGCACGGTTCGTCCTACCGCTTTCTCGATCCAGACTGGCTACGCCGTTAATATTTTGCAGAACCAACCCGTCCGCATCGCACCAGCAACAACTGGCGGCGAAACGGAAGGTACTATTGTTGCAGCCGCTATTGGTGCCGCTTTCATCGGCACCTTCCAAGGCGTTGAGTTCACGGACAGTGACGGTCGCCGTCGCG